AAACGATTGCCGCCCAGCGGTCAGCCAGGCAGCAGACATTCGGGCTGGCGCAGAGTACGGCTGAAGCCGAACTCGCCAAGGCCATGACCCAGATTCGCTCCATGAGCGCAGCCCAGCGGATGCAATTTGCTGAAGGCACGTTGGGCGGCGTGAGCTTCGGGCAGGGCTTTGACTTCGGGTTCCAGCGTGGCGGCGCA